CACGGGGTCGTTACCATACCGCTTCGCAAGCTGCAGGAACGGGTTTTCGCTTGGGTTTGTGGCTGATCTCTCCATGCTGGCAGTTTTGCAGAAAATTTTTCTGGCAGGCAACTGAATTGATGACCGTTAAGGGGGGTGGGGGTTGGCCTACTCCTGTGGGGGTTAACGGCAACTTGAATTTTAGGCGGATCAGTCTGTCGGAACCGCCTTGGCAATGACCCCGCCGCCGCGATCGAAGGGGGGGGTATTTTGCTGCGCCGCAGCACAAAAGCCTGTCTGATTTGTGCCGTAGTCGCATAATCCGCATTATGTTAAATCGGTTTTCCTTTGTTTTCAGGCACTTAGCATTTTGCTTAACATAATACCGGCGCAAATGCATAGGCGTTCGCCCTATGCGTGCGCCACAGCGGCCTCGGCAGTGCTGCGGCGCAGCATTCTCACGCGCGGGGGCGCATGGCTCACGGTGTGTGCGATTGCGCGGTCAGGCGTATCCTTCGACGCTGTCGTTTTCGTCGTCACCACTGTCGGTCACATCTTCGTACACCGCGTCGATGACCGCACGTTCAGCCTCTTGGCTTATCAGGGCAGCCGCTTGGCTATGCAGGTCTTCCACCCGGAGCGTCACGGTCGTCTCTTTTTGCCGCGTGTCGTAAACGGAATTCAGCTTCCCAGCGATCCACTTGTCGGTATCCACCTGCAGCCGCGCCACGTTCACGGTCTCTGGTGTGGCCATCTGCGCCGTCTCCACGGCCCTCTGGGCATACGCATGGCCTGCACGCTTCAGGACTTGGTCGTACTTGTCCCTGCGCCCCGGTTCGTCGTCCAGCCACTTGTACCAAGTCCCCCAGCCCATGCTGCCCCATTCAGCCAGCAGCGCCTTCACCGTATGCCCGGCCATGATCCTTTCAAAGATCACATCTTCGCCGATGTCGTTCAGTTGCTTGATCCGTTCCTTGGTGATCCGTCCCATCAGACCTCGCCCTTCAGTTCAGCGGCCAGTGCCGCGTATCCAATCAAATCGATCACGCTGTCTTCTGTGTACCCTTCAGCCAACCGCGCGATCTTCACGTCGGCCATCATCACGCAGACCTGCCACGGCTCCACATCCACCCGCAGCAACTGCGACCATCGGTCGGCGATCCGCTGGAAGTTCACCTTGGGCGGGCCGTAGTCCTTGTTGCGGTCGCCATGGATCAGCTTGGATGCCTGATCCAGCGCATGCTGTCGCACCGTCGTCATTGTATGGTCTCTCCATCCTGTTCGGCGATCATCGCTATCGCATGCAGCATGCCTCGCATCAGATCGGCCAGATCATGTCCGTCGTTCTGGAAATGGTCAAAATAATCCAGTGCCAGATCGACCTCTTCACTGACATCGCTGTCAGCCTCAAATATTATCTGAAAGTCCTGCATGTCGGCACCCCCTTTGGCTGACCATGCAAGTCTACCATCGGGGCATCAGAACGGAATAGGGTCATCAACGCTCTCGCCGTCGATCCGCAGGCTGACCGGCTTGCTGTCAGGCGCAACGGCTTTCGCGGCATCCATCATCTCGGACAGCTTCGTCTGCTTGTACACCCGGATTGCAATCGCTGTCTCGCGCCTACTCAGGATCACCAGATCGGGGTGCTTCTCCTGCACACGCGGCCAGCCACGATCATCGACCAGCACGCCAAACTGCTGGCCATCAATCTCGCAGACAACCACATCGTCTGACGCTGGCTGCCTGCCAGCCGCAGTTGCCTCGGCATCCATCACTGCCAGACCTCTGACACAGACAGCCGCTCTGGCCGCAACAACGGCACTATCGTTTTGGTTGATAGCTTCATTCAGCTTGGCCAGTGCGCTGCCATACTTTTCGGCGGTCTCTGTGGACACCAGTTCGGGCAGTGTATCCACCCCCCACTTATAGTCCATCTCGCGGGCTGCGCGGTCAAACGGTGCCAGCGCCAGATCGCATTTGATTTCTTCCTTGTTGGCATCCTGCCGGATCAGTCTGTCTTCCAGCTTCTGCCTGCGTGGTCTCTTACCCATTTCCTTCGTCTCCATCTTCAAAATGATGACCAGTTTTCTGGTCGCGCGGTATCGCCTATTAGCCGTAAAAATTCATCTAGCTTCGCTGCCGCTGCACCGCAGGAAAGCGGCAGTGGCGCGCAGCGCCGCTAGTGAATTTTACTATAGGCGATTTCAGCAGCGGCGCAGTCCTTTTTGCGCCGCTGACCCGCCACTGGTGCGCCACTAAACTTGGTGGTCAAAATCATGCTCTCTGGTCGCCCATTCTGCTAGTTTTGACGATCCCGGTGCGCGTCTTGCGCTGCCTTTCGGAACGGTATTCGCCGACCTCGATCATGCCCTTCTCCAGCCACTTCTTCAGGATCATTTTGGCCTGCCCGTCCGTCTTGTTATGCTCTGCCTTGCTGAACTGGTAATTGACAATCACGCTGCCCGCCCATCTGTCCTTGTCTTGTGGCCGCATGGAATATCTTTCGCCGTCATCTGTCCCGGCGTCGATGCGTCTGAGGATTGCATTGACGGCCTCCTCTTCCAAACCGGCCCATTCATCCGGTAGTTGAAATTCCGTAGCCACCCCGACCCATTCACCGTTGGCGATCTGGACGCCTTCCATGCGTGCGTACAGCGCGGCCTGTGCTGGCGGTGCGAGGTTCGCCTTGCCGTCATCTATTCGCATGATGCCTCTGGCTTTGTCGTGCGGGACGCCCAGTTCAATGGCCTTGTCTTCTGACAGCCTGTTGATGACGCGTGCGGCTCTGGCTGCGCCTATGAGGCTTCCTGCGCCTCTGACGCTGTCGATGGTGCTGTCCTCGCCGTTGCCTTTTCTGACATGGTGGACAAGATGGACGGCTGCGGCTGTGTCTCTGGCCAGCTTTCGGAACATTGCCACGACGGCCTGAACTGATGCGTTGCTATTTTCGTTAACCAGATGGGTGGAGACAAACGGGTCAATGATGACGCAGCCGATATTCAGGTCTTTGATGCGCTTGGACATGAATTCCAGCAAAGCATCGTTTTGCATCAGTCCGTCGCGGCCCTCTGCGGCCATGACCATCTGGATGGTGTCCTCGGCATCCATGAACAGCTTATCTTTTATTTGCTGGTGTCCGATGCTGTAGTGCTGCATGGCGGCTGCGAGGCGTAGCTGCATTTCCTCCAGCGGGTCTTCCAGATTGATGATCCAGACGTTTGTCTGTTCCTTCACTGGCTGCCCCAGCAGGTCTCTGCCTGTCGCGATTGCCAGTGCTTCAACGGTTGCAAGGGACGTTTTCCCGATGCCGCCTGCCGATGCTGTGACGCTGACGTACTTTCGGATGTATGTGGATGCGTAGACCCATTGCCTGCGCGGCAGCGCGAGCGGATTGATTTCGCGGACGGCTGTCGGCCATGTCTGCGGGATGTTGTCTGCTGCATCAGTCAATGGTGCCGCTTCAGGCGCGCTGGGAGGCTTCGTAGGGGCCGATGCTGTCGTTTCAGGTGTCAGGGGTGCCTGCTGGGGCGTTGATGCCTCCATGCGCTCTCTGACGGGGTCTGTGCGATGCTTCCTACCTATCTCTGACAGGTCGGCCCCATATTCCCGCGCGTAGTGGAAGATCGTGCTGTACGAAACCCCTGCGCCCTTGAACGACCGCCACTTGGCCTCGACCTCTCTGGCATTGTATCCCGCATAGCTGGATGACCAGTCCTGCGCGACATACAGCCCGGCTGTCGATCCGTTGTAATAGTCATGCAGCGCCATCAGCACCTGCACCCAGTCGTCGTGGCCAAGGTCAGCAGGTATGTACGACAGCGCCTCCTTGATGGCCTCTTCCTTTGGCGGTCCGTCGTTCAGACCTGCGTAGCTGCCAAGGTCGATCTTGAATGTGGGTTCCTTCAGCAGCGGTTCCTGCCGGTCATCCACACCCGCCCATTCCTTGATCTGCTGGTCTGCCCAGTCGCGGTATTCCTGCACCTCCCATTCCGCGATCATGCGTAAATCGCTGATGGGTGTTTCCCACAACTGCTTGCCCGGCCAGACGTATGGCTTGCCTGTCTTGGGGTGCAATCCATACGCCACAATTTGGCCAGACTTTGTTCTCACCTCGACTTGGGCATCAAGGTCGCCCTTTTTGGCCTTATCAGTATTTCTTATCGTATAAGGTATGTCTGGCAGCCGGAACACGAAGGCTGTCTTGGGGGCTTGGCCGACACGTTCCAGAGTGTTGGGGAACCTGCTGATCCATTCGTCCCGCAGCTTGGCGGCCAGTTCCGGGCAGTACACGTCGATGTCCACGGCACCGAGGTTGTCGTGTTTGATGCCGATGACGATGCCCTGCGGTGGGAAATCACGATTGATGGCTTCCGGCGTGGCTTCGTACTGTTCCCACTTTGGGAACCTTGGGCCTTTGCTGCCGGGCTGTATCGGCACCGGGTGGTATCCCAGTTCGGCGATCCTGTGCGCCAACGCGGTCATATTTTGTGGCTTGCTGAACACCTTATCCATGATATTGTACCCCCGTCATGGTCTTCTTGTCCTGATGTCTCTTCTTCCCGACTGCCCCCGGCGATGCTGACGCCGGGGGCTTTTTCTTTTGCGTGTCAGAATTCCATATCGTCAATGACGGCTGGCTGGATCGGCGCAGGTTGCGCGACCGGCTTGGGTGCTGGCTGCGGTGCGGGTGTAGGTTCCAGCGCGATGCCTGCCGCAACGCCTTCCTTCAGACAGTCGGGGCGATCCACCCACTGGGCGACTTCCAGCACGGGAACGACGGTCGAGCCGCGTTTAAACTGCAGAAGCTGCGCCTGCGTCATCTTCACAAGCGGCAGCTTATTCGGATCGGGCCGCTGCGACAGTGCGAGAACCAGACCAGTCAGCGCCTGCCAGACAGCCGCACCAGATTGTTCCCACGTTGCTACCTGACCGCCGCCGATGGCGCACTTGACGGACATGCCCTTCTTCCACTCTTCGCCGGGGCTGGCCATCATCTGGCTGGGGGTTGGGTTCCACTTCCATTCGGGAGCGATCCCTGCGATGCCTTCAGACTTCTGCCAGCCTGTCTTCAGGCTGTCGATGTCCATGACGAA